AAAAGGCTGCTATTGAAACTGCAAAGTTACTTGTGTATTTTAGTATCATTTTCTGTGGCTGTTATGTTCTTCTTGATCAACTTGGTCCGAAGATTGGAGTAATCTTTATTGCCTTGGGTTTAGTTGGCTCACTTACTTGGTCGACGTATGATTATTTCGTCAGCAAGTTTTCTATAGAGGAAAAGTTTAAACTTTGATTAGTCCGTGCAAAGGTATTTGCACTCTAGACACCCGACGTGATTTTTGCGTCGGGTGTTTTCGCACAAAAGAAGAACTCACTGATTGGTATAAGTTGCCTTATGCAGACAGAGAGCGTATAATGGAAGAATGCAAAATAAGAGAGGTGGAGTATGCCAGCAAAAACGGGAACGAAGCGACACGGTAAGGGTCGTGCAAAGTTAGGTTCAAAGAAGCGCAAGACTCGTCGTAAGAAGTCGTGACAAAAGTAAATTCAGTCACTCCTAAGTATGACATCACTTGGTATGTCAAGTGGACAGCAAGTATCATCACACTTGTTGGTATTACTATCAGAGCAAGTGGATTGATTCAATATCAATGGATCGATTTAATTTGTAGTTGGATCGGTGCTGCTGGATGGTTCTTTGTCGGATTTAAATGGAATGATCGTGCACTAATGATTCTGAATGGTGTCATTGGTGTGGTTTTGTTTGCAGGAATCTTGAGGTACTTTCTATCATGACAGAAGAATTTTTAGAAGCATGGGCTGCTGAAACATCTCGAATTCAAGAAATTCAACCAATGCTCACATGGGAAGCGTGTGAGATGATTGCTTATGGAAACCTAACAAAGAAGGTTGAACATGAAGATCTCGATCGGTAAATACCCAAAGAACGGTGAGCAAAAGAAAAAGATTCAAATTGATCCATGGGATACATGGAACATGGATCATACTCTTGCTGACATCATTCTTCCAATGCTCAAGCAGTTGCGCAAGACTCAACATGGCGCACCCTGCACTGATGATGAAGATGCACCTGAGCATCTTCGTTCAACTGCTGCCAAGCCCAAGAAGAATGAATGGGATGTGGACGAGTTTCACTTCAAGCGTTGGGACTGGATCATGAAAGAGATGATCTGGGCGTTTGGTGAACATTCAAAAGACCGCGAGCCAAACTTCTGGATCAAGAAGCCCAAACACAAATGGGTTAATGTTGAGGGACAAGATTGGAAAGAAATGATCACCACTGATAAGGGCATCTACAACGAAGAAAAAGCCAAAGCATATTGGGAACGAAAAAGAAATGGCTTCCGTTTGTTTGGAAAATATTATCAGAATCTCTGGGATTAATTTGTGAAAGTATCAATCATTACACCAACAACTGGTAATTCATATCTTGCAGAATGCATTGAGTCTGTTCGTTCTCAGACTTACGAAAACATTGAACACATTATTGTTGTTGATGGTAAAGAGCGTTGGGAAAAGGCAGATGAGATTTTAAAAGCATCTGAATATCCTCGACAATCTAAAGAATATCTCTGCGTCCTTCCATATGCAACTGGGACTAATCGCTACAATGGTCATCGTGTTTACGGTGCTGCAACTTATTTCGCAGATGGAGATTATCATATCTGGCTAGACGATGACAATATGCTCTCACCAAATCATGTTGAGAGTCTGGTTAAACTCGTGAAAGAAAAGAATCTTCATTGGGCATATTCTTTCAGAAAGATTATTGACAAAGACAGTAGGATTCTTTGCCAAGATGATTGTGAAAGTCTTGGAATGTGGGCGAGTATTTTACACCCAGAAGATTTCTTCATTGATGTTAACTGCTATTTCGTCAAGAAAGAAATCGCAGTACAAATGTCGCCTGTTTGGTATCGCAAATTCCGCGAACCTGGACAGATGGAAATCGACCGCGCAATTGCTAGAACACTGATGAATAACAATCTGAAGTTTGACTGCACTCGCGATTATACAGTAAAATATCGTGTTGGCAATACAGGCTTGTCAGTACAGGCTGATTTCTTTATCCAAGGAAACCAAAAGATGTTAGAAAAACACAACGGAAACCTCCCATGGAAAAAGTAAGAAATATCATCCACGGTTCTCATGATCCATACGCTGGATTTGAACCGATGCCACCTGACATTCAAGGTTGGGCGAGCACATCAGAAGCATTCAAACAATGCATTGATAAGATTAAACCTAAACTGATCGTTGAAGTTGGAACTTGGAAAGGTGCTTCTGCAATTTACATGTCAAGTTTGTGCATGGAGCATGGCAGTGATTTCGAAATCGTTTGTGTTGACACTTTCTTGGGCTCAGTAGAACACTGGACCACAATTACAGAGTTCATTAAGAAAGAATCATTGATTAACGGGCGACCAAATGTTTACAATCAATTTCTTTCAAATGTTATCTCAGTTGGACTGCAGAATAACATCACGCCATTTCCAATCGACTCCGTAAATGGTGCACTCACATTAAGTCATTTTGATGTGAAGGCTGACATGGTTTATATTGATGCTGGTCATGATTATGATTCCGTTGTCGCTGATCTGATTCTTTATAAAGATATTGTTCGTCCAGGTGGACTTCTGTTGGGCGATGATTGGTTTCATGGTCCAATCAAACAAGCAGTCTCGGATGCGCTTGGAGAAGTTCATACATTGAGTCACGATAAGTTTCTCTGGGTTAAGCCCGAATGAACCAAGCAGAGAAATTGATCAATCGTGTTGAGATTGCTCTTGTAAATGCAAACGCAGAGCAAACTAAACTCACTGATCAACAACTAGTAAATCTAAAAGGTTTATCTAGTAAAAAGATTCGAATTCTTCTAAATGAATTAATCAAAGAAGATACGAATTATCTTGAAGTTGGAACATTCACAGGTTCAACATTTGTGAATGCTATGTATGGCAACAAGCCAATGTCTGCAACGGTCATTGATTCGTTTTCTGCTGAAGACAGTTGGGAAATGGACATGAAGGTTGATGTTACATATCACGGCAATAAAATTAAGAATGGATTGTTTTTACTATTCCTTGATAACTGCCGAAGAAATAACATCCAAGACTTTACTTGCATTCAAGGTGATTGTTTCAATCTTTTATTTCCTGATAAGTACGAAATTCGAAATGTCGACACCTATCTATTTGATGCGGGTCACAGCAAAGAAGACCACACAAAAGCCATCACATACTATCTAAACAATCTTGCTGATGTGTTCATTTATATCGTTGATGATTGGAATGATCCAATTGTTCGAGAAGGGACACGATTGGGTTTTGAATCTTCATTTGTTAAGATTCATAAAGAGTGGGAAATCTTTTCTGAAGTGAAAATGATCGGAAAAGAAAGACATTACGATAAAGATTGGTGGAACGGATATTATATCGCTGTTTGTGAAAAGCCGTTTGGGTTTTTCCTGCCTGAAGAAGAGCCTAGCAAAGAAATCTGGTGCTCAATCACTGAAACAATTGGAGAATAAGATGTCGCCATGTATTGCTTCGATCTTTATGAAGAATATTGATCAAAATGCGTTGCTTGCTCAAAAGAAAGTTGTTGAGAAGTTTAACAAGTCTAAGATTCCGCATTATCAAGTTTATACTGAAGCACCTCCAGGATACACGATGGATAAACTCGTCGATATGCTGGAAGAACGCAAGCATGATGCAATCATGTTCCTAGACATTGATTGTTTGCCGCTACATGACAATGCGTTAGATTATTTCTTCGACAAAGCATACAATGGTTGGGTGATTGGTGATGCTCAACGAAGCAACCATATTCAAAACAATCAGCATGTATTTGCTGCTCCGCACAATCTAACGTTTACAATTGCAACTTATCGCAAATGCGGCAATCCTTCTTTCATGCCAAACCATCGCGGTGATGTTGGTGAAGAATTGACTTTTAAGGCTAGAGAGAATAGTATTCCTCTAGAGATTATCATGCCATTGCGCTATGATGCTGCTCCAATCCGTATGGAATGGGAGCCAAAGGATGCACCACCGTATTGGGATCTCGCTGATGGCATGCCAAAGTATGGTATCGGTACAACATTTGGTACAGTAGGAAATGAAATGTTCTGGCATATGTACCAAAGTTTTCATCCAGGACAAAACGAACGTTTCTTAAAGAAGTGTGAGGAAATTTTAAATGGCTAATCGTAGTGACTTTTATAACGCTAAACTTCCACGACAATACAAGAGACTTCTTGCAATGTCTGAAGCATATGGTTGGATTAACGATTCACATGAGCGTGGTGATTTTAAACGATCGATGATTGCTGCTCATGCAAACCATGTGGCTTCGAAGATCAAGCGTCAGTCTATGGATAATGCTAACAGCAGTGAAGAATAATGCATTCTTTATCAGAACTTCGTGACTTGCTAGTATCTAAACAGATACAGATACTAGATTATAATGGTTGGCAACTTAGAGTCGGTGATGACACGTGGGTTATGATACACGATGTTCTTTATTTAAATGGTGAAAAACAAAATCATAAGCAAAAAGGTTTATTTGACAAATACAAGAAGGTGAACACAAATGACAATCAAAGCACTCAAACTCGTAACTGGCGAGGAATTAGTAGTAGAAATTACAGAGGAAACGGAAACATCAGTGACGTTTAAGAATCCTGTCGCTGTAGTCTTGCAGCGTCGACAGGATGGTCCTGCTCTTGGTTTCATGCCATGGATGCAAGCAAGCAATGGTCCGTTTAAGATGGCATTTGAGAATGTCATTACTATTGCTGATGTTGCGGATGAAGTGAAAAACGGTTATAATCAAATCTTCGGTGCAGGAATTGTGGTTCCACCAAAAGATCTGATTGTGGGGTAATGTTTGAGCGATTTCTATACTAATATCTGCGTCTCGGGAAAGTTTATTCTTTTCCGAGGCGTAGAGAATGATAAGCGTGTTCGTCGAAAGATAGAGTATAATCCAACCTTCTATCTCCAGAGCCAAGAACAATCTGAGTTCACCACACTGGCTGGTGAATATGTCAAGCCAATCCAGCCAGGAACAATTTCTGATTGTCGTGAATTTCTTGAGAGGTACGAAAGTGTCGATAATTTCCCTATTTTTGGTAATAATCGTTATGAGTATGCTTTTATTGCCGATCATTATCCTGATGATATTCTTTGGGATATTAACAAAGTTACTATCGCTTATCTCGACATCGAAGTTGGATCCGAAAATGGATTCCCTGAGCCAAGAGATGCCAACGAATCAATCACCGCCATCACTATTAAACTCAAGGGTAATTATTTTGTGTTTGGTTGTGGCGATTATATCAAGCATCGTGACGACGTGCACTACGCAAAGTGTCGAGATGAACACGACCTCATACGAAGATTTATCGACTTCTGGACAAGATTCCACCCTGATGTTATAAGTGGTTGGAATATCAAGACATTCGATATTCCGTATCTTGTAAATCGTATCACTAAACTTCTTGGCGAAGATGAAGCCAAGAAACTCTCGCCGTGGAATCGATTATCACTGCGCGAAGCAATGATTATGAATCGCGAGCATCAAGTCTATGAGATGCTCGGGATTGCTACACTTGACTACATTGAACTGTATCGCAAGTTTACTTATTCGCAGCAAGAATCGTATCGCCTTGATAACATTGCTCACGTTGAGTTGGGTGAAAAGAAATTAGATTACTCTGAGTTCGAAACTCTACACCAACTTTATAAACAAGACTACCAAAAGTTCATTGAGTATAACATCAAGGACGTAGAACTTGTTGAGAAACTCGAAGACAAGATGAAGTTGATTGAATTGGCGTTGACTCTTGCATATGATAACAAGGTCAACTACGACGATGTCTTCACTCAAGTGCGCATGTGGGATGCGATTGTTTACAATTATCTACTCAAGAAGAAGATTGTAATCCCTCAGATGAAGCGTGGATCAAAGAATTCACAATACGAAGGCGCGTATGTAAAAGATCCCATTTGCGGTATGCACGAATGGGTTGCGTCGTTTGACTTGAACAGTCTATATCCGCACTTGATCATGCAGTATAACATCTCCATGGAAACTCTTGTCGATCCGAAGAAGTACAATGATAACATGCGTGGATTTATTAGCAATAATAATATCAACGTTGAAGCACTGTTGGCTCAACAAATTGAAACTAGTGTTCTAAAAGATCTTGACGTAACCATGACTCCAAATGGTCAATTGTTCAGCATCAAGAAACAGGGTGTGATGCCTGAGATTATGGATAACATGTACAAGGACCGCACACGATATAAGAAGTTGGCACTGGAAGCCAAAAAGAAAATCGAAACTGTTCTTGACGATAAAAACCAGGTTCAGTATCTTGAGAAGCAAGTCGCGCGATATAATAACCTACAGTTGGCTAAAAAGGTTACACTAAACTCCGCTTACGGTGCGCTGGGTAATCAATACTTCCGCTTCTTCGATATTCGTATCGCTGAAGGAATCACGACAGCAGGTCAGTTGTCTATTCGTTGGATTGAAAACAAAATCAACGAGTACATGAACAAATTGCTCAAAACTGACGGTGAAGATTATGTCATCGCGTCTGATACTGATTCAATTTATCTGAACATGGGTCCACTGATCAAGAAACTTTATCCTGATACTTCTGACACCAAGAAAGTGATCAAGTTCATGAATAAGGTTTGCGATGATAAGATTCAGCCATTCATTGATGATTCATACGAAGAACTCAAGCAATATGTAAATGCATTCCAGCAGCGCATGGAGATGAAGCGTGAGTCTTTGGCTGACAAAGCAATCTGGACTGCGAAGAAACGATATATCCTCAACGTGCATGATAGCGAAGGTGTGGCATACGCCAAACCTAAACTCAAGATTATGGGTCTTGAGGCAGTCAAGTCTTCAACGCCATCTGCTTGTCGTACGAAGATTAAGGAAGCAATCACGATTATCATGACGCAGACTCAAGATGATCTTCATAAGTTTATCGAAACGTTTCGTGAAGACTTCAAGAAGTTGCCGATTGAAGATATTGCATTCCCGAGATCTGTGAATGGTCTTAGTGAGTATGCTGATGCCGCAAATATCTTCAAGAAGGGAACGCCGATTCATGTGAAGGGTGCGCTGGTTTACAATCACTTCCTGCGCACTCTGAAACTGAACAAGCGTTACCAAGAGATTCAGGAAGGCGAGAAGATCAAGTTCATCTATCTCAAACAACCAAATATCTTCAATAACAATACTCTTGCATTTATCTCTGGTTTGCCAAAGCAGTTGGGTGCAGATCAATACATAGATTATGATTTACAGTTTGAGAAATCATTCCTTGAACCACTGGATATTATCTTGTCCTCTATTGATTGGAGAACAGAAAAAGTAAACTCTATTGATGAATTCTTCTCATGATAAGCGTTATAATGCCAACTCTTTGGAGAGGCGAACACTATAAAAAGATGTTGTCAATATTTAATGATCACCCACTAATTGGTGAAATCATTATTATTGACAATAATCCAGCAAATGCAGATCGATCTATCTTTGAACTCATTAAGATTCGTCATTATGCGCAGGTGCAAAACATTTATGTGAATCCTGCGTGGAATCTCGGCGTTGCACTTTCTGAGTTTGATCAGATTTGTTTGTATAGTGATGATGTATTATTTGACCCAAAATGTATTGAAGAAGCTGCTAAAGTTTGCACCCCTCGCGGCGGCATTGCTGGGTTTGCTATTGAAACTATCTCAGAATCTCATCAGGAATTAGATTTTCTTGCTCCTTGGGAAGAAATGAAGATAACAGCAAGCAATTCGATGCATTATAGATTCGGTATCTGCATGTTTATGCATAAACAAAGTTACTATAAGATACCTGAACAACTAAAGATTTATTATGGAGACGCATATTTGTTCGATCAAAATGTGATCGATGGTAAGACGAATTTTAAGATTGAAGGGTGTCCTGTTATCACTAAAATGAGAACGACATCTAAATCAAAAGAATTATTGGAAATTATTGAAAGTGATAAAAGAGAATATGCAAAAATTAATCCATCTGAGGGACTAATATTAAATATGATGGATGAATTGGAGAAGC